ATTGAGAAACATAGCATATCCTGCCATCAGGATTATCGTCTTGCGCCATCCAAGGATCAGCTTGTATGTAAGGTGTTTCATCATCAGTAATATAGAAAGTAAAAAGACAAACTAATTTATCTTGATGAAAAAATGGAATAAGCCGCCCCCTTACCAACATCTCATCGTAAAACTGCTTATTCATCATTGTAATTTCTCTACCACAATATAAAGCGCGTAAGCGGGGCCGCCTGCTCCGCCGGTAATCGTTGCGGCATAAGTTATCGCCGCCGCGGTTGCGTTGATAAATGCGTTGCCCGTTGCGCCGTTAGCGGTAGAGGTTAAGGTTACATCTGCCGCGGGGCTGATTGTTTTCGCCCCCACAATATCAGTCCATCCTATTACCGAATTTAATGTCCCCGCGCTTCCTGCAGTGGAACAAATCTGATAAACGCTTACCCTGTATAATCCCGCGGCTGGCGGAGTATAAATCGTGGTCGTAGCGATATTCCCCGTCTGCCCCGTGAGTGAAACTATCGCCGCTATCGTTGCCTGTCCTAATCCCGAATTATTCCATTCTATAAATTGCCAGGTTGAGTTTGTATCGTCATACCAATAAAACCGCCGCACAGTTCCCGATATATAAAGCAGATGTTCCCCGCCTTCGCCAGTCCAATCGGGGACAGAGGTTACCACCCGCATTTGATACCGCCCCAAATTGAGAATATTACGCAGTTCGGAAACCAAATCCAAGAAAGTTGTTTCCTGCCGAAGTTTATTACTAAAGTCAAAATCTTGTAATTTCATATCAGCTCGCCGCCCTTGCGCCAATATCCTGTCCTAATGGTATCCCATACAAATCACATCCATAAATTGTGGGAGCGGGATTAGTGGAATTATTCTTAATTTTAATCTGAAGCATATTCTCTACCGTGCCAATGTCAAACAGACCGGTCTTGCCAAAAGCCAATTCGTCATTGTGATCATAGTTGATATTCTCGGCAGTATTCCAGGATACATTCCAATCTATCCTGAATTGAAAGGCAAGATTCAGGGTTGAGGCGGAGATAATCTCTTTCAAATGTATTGCTAATTGTAACATCTTGGTCGTTAAACTTGCCACGACGGGTTTAATTTTTCCAGATACAAAATAAGCATTTATCGCCGAACCATCATCAGAATTGCCGCTTTCCATCTGCCACAGATAGCCACTGTATCCCGCGGTATAAAGTAGTTTCGCTTTATTGGTAGACATAGCAAAAACAGAGCTGGCGAAAATCTGGTTATCATAAGGATAAATCCCACCCGTCTTATAGTCTAAAACAAAGGCATAATTTATCGCGGTATCGCTTCCCAACACGCAATACAGAATATATTCGTGAGTATCGCTTTTGACTACGGCGTGGAATAAATCGGCATAGACCAGGTTCATATCGGCAAAACTCAAGGGCTGATCATCGGCGGCGGCAAATAAATCGTTGCTTTCTTCGGTCAGGACATCGCTTAATACCTGCACATTATAACCGTCAAAAATAGCCAGTTTTTTATCGGTAGTCAGGAAGATAAGGACTGTGCCGAGTTCCCCGCCCATATCTACCTCTTTAATGCTGTAATGCGATGGCGTGCCAATACCAAGTATCGGGTCAACCTGGAATGTAGGATTAGAGCCGAGATAACTTATCCTGTGGATAGAATACCGCTTAAAAACATAGAGTTTACCCTTCAATAGTCTTACACCCGTTATAGAATCTCCGTCATTAGTATTGAAGGCATTACTAAAAGTGTTAGCAGCCGGCCAAGAGGTATAGTCAGACAACGCTGACCATTGGCCATTATTCGTTGAACCGCGTATTCCAAAAATAAAAGTATAGTTTTTCCATATTACCAGGAATTTGCCGATTGGAGCAGCGGAAACAGCGGAAGCATTACCCGTCCCAGTATAAGTATAAAGCCCAATATCCGTATTTATCAAAGCCCGGCCTGACTGCCAATCGCTAAATGTCCAATAGCGAGAGGAAGTAATGGCTAACGCGGTTGCGGAATAAGCCACTGTCGGAGGGGTAAAATCTGATGTCCAGCGGGCGATGCCTTTGGAGATGCGAAATTCGTCAAGAGTGCCATTAAAATATCTTGTATTCATATTTGAAGCTCCTATCCATAGTGCACCAGTCCAATTATTCATACTATCAGAATTAGTATATGTACTACCTGTTTGAATTCCATCTATAAAGTGATACCAACTATTACCATTTCTAACTATAGTTAGATGATACCATGTTCCAGTAGAAACTGATAAGGCGGCTGAACTAAACATTATATGATTATTACCAACTTCTTGCTCTCTAAATCTAAGATAGTAACTTCCTCCCGATTCATAAAATTCATAAGCAAAAAAATTATTTCCATCTGTCATTTGTTCAACAAGTGTAAATATAGAATCAGAGGAAGGAAATACATTAAATCTTACCCAAGTATCAATCGTGAAATCTCCGCTTCCGAAATTCCAGTCAGCACTATCAGCTAAAGATAAATAATCCCCAGTGCCGTCAAACAGCCCCGAAGCCGTGCCAAATTTCTTTTGCGCGGTATCTATCTGGGCGTTGCCATTGGCGGTTACGGCCTTGCCTCTCTCATCAGTAAAAGTAGTTGCTGCATCTACTCCATCGCAATGAAGCACTAACTTAGTATAGCCATCCCAGGCAGAACCGCCGCCTATCACACTCCAATTCCCATTAGGCGTGCCTGCTGAATTTTTATCCATTTTATACAACTGTGTGCCAAAAATACCTAAAAGCATATTCTTGGAGGCGAAATCCCAGATAGCTACCCCGTCATTGCCTCTCGCTCCATTCGTAATGTAGACCTCAAAGCAGGCATTATATAAACTATCTGCTACCCAGGTTGTGTCGTCGTAATACGACATAGAACCGTTAGCATAAATTATATCATAATTATCAGCCCCCCATTGCACATAGTTGCTTGCGCTTATGGTAAATGCTCCTTGTAAGACCAAATGGTATTGCGTGCCGGCAGTAAGCGAAGGATTGGTAGCAAAAGTAAATTCCACCCAAGCGTAAGAAGTGGTTAAAGTGTCAGAAATATCAACCGTGTTGGATGTGCCATTAGTAACTGCCGAGCCGGAAGGAACGCCGGAACTGTCTGTCTGAATAACTAAAGTCAGGGTATCCGTTCCCGCGGGCGTGCCTGTTTTTTTGAGCCATAATCTTATCTTGGTTACAGTTGAAGATGTATTCGGCTTAAATCCCTGCGAAATTTGAGTATATGTAGAGACATCCCGAAGTGAATAATCATAGGTTTGGTATCCTGGTGAATAATATTCATCAAGATTATCGCTTTCCACCGCTGAAGAATTTACTTTAGCAAAACCTCCTCTTCTCATCAGCCTGTTTCCTACCCCAGCACAATGGAAATTCCTCATATTCGGGCTTTTATTTAAGCCCATTTTTAATATAGGAGTTTTGGTGTCCTGCCCGCCTGACCAATCGTCAATTACCGAAACCGCGTTTTTAATCATATTTATCCGCAAATCTTACCCAAAAATCTATTGTAAAATCTCCATTCAAATTAAAGTCAGCGTGGTTAGGTATAGTAAGATAATCTCCTGTGCCATTAAATAACCCACTTGCAGTGCCAAATTTTTTAATCATATTTATCCACTATAATCAACTAACCTGATTCCGCTTGAACTATTTATCGCAATCAAAGGCCTGCCCAATCTCGCCTGCCGGCCCTGCTTCTTATCATCAACCTTATGCGCCGCATTCAATAAGCGCATTGCCTTCATTTCCCAGGAAGTCATTCCGCCAACATCACCCTGTTTACCGAGTAAATCCGAGACTGCCAGATATACAATCGCCATTTGCTGGGAAGTATCAGGGACATCAGGGACATCGGTATCCGCGGACAATTCTACGGGCTTTTTTACATAATCATAATTGATTGTAGAATATTGTGAAACGAAAGAAGCCGAAGGGCGGGGGGAAAATTGCATTTTTATCGTGCCATCGGCTTTGGTAGTGCGGCAATACTGCGGAGAGGCGTCTGTGGAAGCGAGAACAACCTGCGCCCACTTATCGTCATCCACAACATCAATAGGAATTGGTATACCATTAGAATTATACCAGCAAGAAATGATGTGATTAAAATTAGAAACCAGAGTATACGCTTGAGTAGAAGCGACCGGCGTAATGGTCGTCTCGCGTTTGAGGTTTTCCCAATTCCGCAGAGATGATATTAGCCGCAAAGCGTCATTTACCGCCCGCTTGGCTTTTGTGTCCGCGCCAACTACATTATTTATATTAGCGTAATCTTTAACGCGGGTATAAATGTCGGAAAATTCCAACCCAAAATTCGCCATTTATCACCTCATATTAAATATTCTTTATAGCTTCGCTAATCATCAACAACAAAGCTTTTATCTTCTGAATTTTTATCTTGCCCTCGACTTCCTGTATGGCCAGATTATTTTTCATCCCTTCATTAGATTTGATTAAATCGGAAGCGGCTTTTAAATGATCTTTCAATTCTTCCTGTTTCTGCACGCTCTCTGCTTCTCTGGCATTGGCTTTATTGACTTTATCTTGAGCAAATTCAATCATCTCTCCTGACTTAGTCTCGGCAGCCTTAACCTGTTTTTCAATTTTTTCAGCAAGATTAGAAATTTCCGTATCTAACCCATCTCGTTTGGCGGTCAAATCTTTAACATTCGTTTCTAATCCTACTTTTCTTGTGGTTAATATCCTAAGCTCGGTCTCCAACTGTTTCACAGACTCATTGACATCTATTATCGCGCTTACATTTCGTCTGGGCATCGTATCCCCTCCTATTTTTTATGTTTAGTTTTACTGTGGACAAGCAGGCCTTGTTCTGATTTTGCCACAAACCCGCACTTATCACATTCTAACTTTCGTTTTTCCTGTTCTTTTGGTTCTTCCATCGCAACCCTGAACTCCCCCCTATTCGGAAGACTGAAGATATGGTTTATCATCGCGGGGTTATCGGTTTCCGCGGCACGCCCATTTTCTTTAGTAAAATAGAGCGACTCCCTGTTTAATGTTACTTTCAGCCAAGTCCTGCCCCCAGTATAAATAATTTTCAAATTACCACCTCCGTTTTAGTTATCTCCGCAAAACCCAATAATACAATTCCAGCCCCCGCTATCCTGGCAAAGTGCATTGGGTTTTGTCCCAGGCAGATTATCGCGAGGATAAGACAGCTTGCTGCAATACAACGTGATAAATCCACCCTGCCGAAGGTAAACCTATCTTTTAAAAACATCATTAGACAAATTAACGCGGGTATGCCCGAGTAAAAAGCAATGCTCAAATACTCATTGTAAATCCACTCTGCAAGGCCCATTGGAGTTACTGCCGAAAATGTCCCTAACCCTGCTCCAATCCACGGATGCCTAAAAATCTGCCTTATAACATCAAACCATATATCAGCTCGCAAAGAAAGTTTATAAGTTGCGCTTTGTGAGACCCTCGCCAGGAATACTATGGAAATTCCTGTTAGTGCGATCAGTCCCATCAAGGCAAGGTTAATGATTATTTTTCTCCTCTGCGGATACCAGAGATAAACTAAGCCCACCAATAAGGCAAGAAACGGAGTAAGCGACTTTGATAAAAGTAAACCGATAAGCGGAATAATTGAAAGATATGGATTTATTGCCCAGCATACAGGAATAGCTATCGCCTGGTATGCTCCCAGGTGCGACATTGAACACATCAGCCCGGCGTATTTATAAATTACCGGGATACCGAAGAATTGCAGAACCGCGGCAATGGTATTTAGTATTGATACAAAAATAATGCTATAAAGTAATGGCTTGATATTCACAGTATAAGCTACCACCAGATAATATAGCAAACTCCCCAGGAATATAGGTAAAAAAGCGTTGATAGTTTTAGGATGAAACAACACACTCAAGGCGCACAAGCCCAGGAAGCCCGCGAAGTATTTATCCCTGAATTCCCTGACCGACTTCCGTGATAAGGCGAGAATAAATAAGGCTATAATTCCGTATTGAAAAAACTGGAATTGCAAAATATTGTTATTAAAAGATATTGTCTTAAACTGATAAAATTGCAATGCCATTACCTGTCCGTTCACCCTGGCAGGAAAACCCACCAAAACGATTATTGGCGATAAAAATAAGAATATCCCCAATGCAAAGTTAAACATTATTCGTATTCTACCACCACATTAGCGTTATTTACCACTAAATAAAGCCCTGTTGAACCCTCTATCGGTTTACCAACAAAATCAAGCGGCTTACCATTGCCTGATGTCGCTTCTGAACCTTCGGTCTTTACATTGGTATTTGAACCTTCCCCCGCGGTTAAGCTATCATAAACGGTAAAAGAGCCATTGGCCGCCGTAGCAACATAACTTATCCGATGAATCTTCCAATCGCCCCGCTTAATTAAGGTATTAGAGGTATAGCCCGCCGTTGTGGATGTATTCCTATCGGCAAAAACAGGATATGATAAATATATCCCGATTAAAAAAACACCCAACAGAATAAATAATCTCTTTCGCATTTTTCTCCTTTTTTACAACGGAGAAGGCGGGTTACCCCACCCTCTCCGTCATAAACCTTAAATGTGCTCAATAGTTACATACGCGCCATTAGTTACAACTACCAACCCGCTACTAAAGATAATCCCCTCATCCCCGAAATCAAGAGTAGGGAGAGAGTCATACTGGGTTGCCTCGCCGCCTTCTACCTTACAGGTAGAAGCTGTGGCAGCGCCAAGGGTAGAAGTATTATACAAACCGTATACAGCATTTGCCGCATTGGCATATCCTGTAACTTTGTATAATGTAACCCCTTGCGTAGAGGTAACTTCATCCGCGGTTATAACTTTTGACTTCCTCGCGATTGTCCTGGCTTCATCGGCTTGAGAAAAAGAAAACAAGCCGAAGCCCATTAGCATTGCGAGGATTAAAATAAATGTTTTTTTCATTGCATCCTCCCTTATATGCTAATTGGATTATCGGAATAGGTCTTCAGCAGGACATAATTTACCGCACTGCCCGCGCTGTCCTTTATTACCGATTGACCGTAAACCGCGGCTATACCAAGCCCATTCTCAAAATAAGAACCATCAGGGAACTTGTAGTCGCGGCCTTGGGTAATCGGAACTGGCTTCATTCCCCATCCACGCAACGCTATCTCCGCCCCAAAACCGATTACAGTGGCGATATTGCGTTGTGTAATAAGGTCGCCGGCAGTATGCGCGGCGGCAGTTGTTCCGTTTACTCCTCTACTGCAACCCGCGAACCGGTAAGTTGAACCGGTTACTCCACCCGCGGTTACGCTGGTATAGGTTATTTCCTCGCTGCCGATTGTAATCGTATCGGAGGAAGCAAAGAAATCACCTAAATCCTTCTTGGTTGTAGAAACGTCAAAATCAATCGTAGTGGCGCTTGCATTGATATTGGCATACAACCTTACTTCTGGCCGCAATGGTGAACCCTGGATGTTATTGGCTGACTTTTTGGCCCGATGAACATACAGAATTACTCCATTGTATATTCCCAAAGCGCCGGTAAATATTCTATTCTTACCGTAATCCCTGGGCCCTGCGTCTCTTTGGGCCTGAGACCACACCGAGTCGCCTTTCAGCCAATACTCATCCATTTCCGAAATAACCGCGCCGTAATACTCTTCCTCTTCGCCGGCTTCCCCCTCAACACGAATTGGGATGGCGGTTCTGGAAAGAGCTAATTTTATGCGGTCAATTTCTTCTGTGCCAAAATGATCATTAACGCCAAGTGTGGCATTGCTTGTCGCGTCTCCAGCATACATCGTATTACTTGCGTTGGAGATAAGCGCGGAGAACATATCGGAATCAATCTTCCTTTTCAGCCAATCGGACAGTTCAGTCCTGATTGTCTGACCAATATTAAAATTGACTCTTTTCTCCAAGCTCTTGGTGTAGGCAACCGCGTTCCTCAACCAATCTACGGTTAAGGTGTATTGACCTAATGCTAATTGGTCTTCGTTAGTTTCCAATGAATTTTCACCAGTTACGCCGGCAGAGAAAAGCTGGGATACGACATTAAACTTAATCGTTTCCCCCGGCTTCTTGGTAAAATCTTCATTTACAATTATAGGCTTACGAGAACCTTCTTTGCCCTCAAACCTTGACCCCCAAAATGCGCGCCTGATTGCGTCATCACGCAAACGGTCAGCCCAGTAGGTCGGGACTGCGTTCTGTAATACCCCCGCCCCGGAGTCATAACCCATTGCGTTTAGGGTTTCGCCTCTTTCACTACCTAATAGTGAAAAGAGATGTCTCAAAAATTTAAACATACTATCCTCCTTGTTGTGCCAAATCATAGGCATCTTTTTCATCCGAAGAAAGCTTGTTATATTCTTCGTAAGGCAGCGCCTTTTTAATCCCAGCGGCCTTAGACCCTGGCCCCTGGATTGCCCCCAACTTATTCTTATTCACCGGTTGCGCTGCCGCCTGCTTCTCCCGTTTGGACAATATCGCATACGCCTCAACGGTAGCCTGGTATTCGGCCTCCGGTGTAGTGTATTTCTGAAAAGTCCCATCTGGAGCAAATACGGCGTATTTATTGACGATTATCTCATTTGCCAACTGATACAGCGGACTCGCGGTATTCATTTTACCGTCTTTGGCGAAACCAAAATCCGCGCCGAACTCTTCCATCGCTTTACTGCGACTCGCCTGCACTCCTGAATTGTATTCACTCAAGAACGCGGATTCCTTCTGCGACTCGGCGATTGCGGACTTGATTTGCGCTTTCGTATAACCTGCCAATGCCTTCTTAAACTCCGGATCATAACCCTCCAATACCTTCTCAAAGTCCTCATTGCTGTTGGCTTGAGCCGGCGCGGCTTGGGTTTTTGGTTTCCAGGTCTTGTCATTGTGGTCATATTCGGCAAACTGCTGCAAAGTCCTTACTAACGGCTGCACTTGGCCCTGGCTGTCCGAATAGCGTTTTCTATACGGATTAGCTTCGTTCTCCCAGTCCACTGTTGGTGGAATGGTTACTTCGGGATTT